TATGAAGGTGTAGAACAAATTTATATGAAAGCACAGATACGTGCTTCAGAAATTGTTTTAACTTCTAGTGTTGCTGCAAATTATCAGCTTTCAGAAAAAATTACAGGTGCTACATCTGGTGCGACTGCAAAAGTAACCAAAGAAACTAGTCGTACATCTACTGGTACATTATTATTAGTTAAAGATATTGTCGGTACATTTACAGTAGGAGAAGTTATAACTGGTGCTGTTTCTGGTCAAACTGGTACAACATCTAGTATAACTTTAAGAGAATACGATAAACGATACGTTGAAGTTCCTGATGCAGTTTATGGCGTAACAAAAATATTAGCCATGGGACAAGCATCTAGTTCTAAAAACATATTTGATTTACAGTATCAATTACGTTTGAATGACCTTTATGATTTAACTTCTACTTCTCTAATATATTATAAAACTGTTATGAGTCATTTGGCACTATTAGATTTAGAGTTAAATGGTCATACTCTTTTTAGATTTAATCGCAGAACAAACAGAATTCATTTAGATGTCAATTGGGAAACTGATATTATCTTAGGCGATTATATAATCGTGCAAGCATATCGTGCTTTAGATCCAAATGAGTTTACAAAAGTTTATAATGAGTCATGGTTAAAACACTATACCACAGCGTTGTTTAAAAAACAATGGGCTACAAATATTAAAAAGTTTTCTGGTTTGCAGCTTCCAGGTGGAGTGACAATAGATGGTGATAAACTTTATGACGAAGCCACTACAGAAATTAAAGAACTAGAAGACGACTTACAGAATAAATCTGCGCCACTNGATTTCTTCATAGGATAACATGTCAACAACTAATGTTTATTTTTCTCATGGTACGAGAAACGAACAATATTTACTAGAAGATTTAATTATCGAATCATTAAAGATTTATGGTAATGAGTTCTTTTATATTCCAAGAACATTAGTTTCTAAAGACAATATTCTTGGGGAAGATCGTTTGTCTCAATTTAAATCATCATTTCCAATTGAGATGTATTTTGAAAACGTAGATTCTCTTGCAGGTCAAGGTGCATTTATTCAAAAGTTTGGTTTAATGATGGAACAGTCAGCCACACTAGTATTGGCAAGACGTCGATGGGAACAATTAGTTGGTCGCTATGGTCAAACCACATTACCAAACCGCCCTAACGAAGGAGATTTAATTTACTTTCCACTAACTAAAGGGTTNTTTGAAATTAAATTTGTAACACATCAAGATCCATTTTATCAACTTGGTAAGCTGTACATTTATAAATTACAAGTTGAATTATTCCAGTATGCTTCTGAACTAATTGATACAGGTATTAATGAAATTGATGCGTTTGAATCACTTAAATCATATACGACTAATACAACAAGAAGTTCTTATGGTGAGGTTACTAGTATTGCTATAACTAATCAGGGATCTGGATATACATCTGTTCCTACTGTTGTATTTACAAGTAATACTGGAAATAGTGCAGCAGGAACTGCAGTTCGAGGAACTGGTGCAACTGCTAATAAAATTATTCGTATTGATATAACTAATCCAGGAACTGCATATCAAACTCCTCCAGTAATTAGTTTTGTTGGTGGCGCTGGTGCAGGTGCTGCAGCTACTGCTACTATTAAAGCTAACATAGACAACGCTGCAGATTCTTTCGGTGATAACAATAAATTTAAGAAAGAATCTCTTAATGTCTTATTTGATGAAACAAATCCCTTTGGTGAGATAAACAATGCTTAATAGCAACGTATTCTATCATGGAACAATACGTAAGTGTATTGTAGCATTCGGCACTTTGTTTAGTAATATTTACATTGATCGTAAATCTGGTGATTCTGTAACAGGAACTACTATTCAAAGAGTACAAATTCCACTTGCATATGCACCAAAAGAAAAATGGATAGTTAGACTTGATGGTGATCCAGGTCTAGAAAATAATGTATATACGGTTCTACCAAGAATGTCTTTTGAAATTAATAGTTATTCATATGATTCAAGTCGTAAATTAAATCGCATGCAGCAAATTAAATGTGGTGACGCTACTCTTGGTATGGATACACTGTATACTCCAGTTCCGTATAACATTGATATTGCTTTGTATATTTTAACTAAAACACAAGAAGATGCACTTCAAATTCTAGAACAAATTTTACCAACATTCACTCCAGAATATACATTAGCAATTAATGCTGTGCCTGATATGAATATCATATTGGATTTACCGATTGTTTTAAATAGTGTAACTTCTTCGGATGAATATGACGGAGATTTTCAGACTCGCAGATTTGTTACGCATACTTTAAACTTTACATTAAAGACTAGTTTGTTTGGTGCTAAGGCTACTAAAAATGTTATTAGTGAAGTTATCGCTAACATTGGATTAAAAGAAGATTTTTCTAATCCAAACAGAGTTTTTACTGCACAAGGCGATGTTACTGATGCTACGGTTGACACCGAATCGTGGACAAGTAATTTTTAAATATGGCTGAAATTTATAATGCTAATTCGAACTTAAAAGCAGCTGGAGTTACTGTACAGTTTAGTCCTGAGGATGTAAAGGAGTACATGAAATGTGCAGCTGATCCGATATACTTTATCGAGACCTACTGCTATATTGTTACCTTAGATCATGGTCTACAATTATTTAAATTGTATGATTGCCAAAAGAACAAATTAAATGTAATCCATAATAATCGTCGTGTGATTCTTATGGAAGGTCGTCAGCAAGGTAAGACAACTACCTCTGCAGCTTACATTCTTTGGTACACGATTTTTCAAGCCAACAAAACTGTGGCTATCCTTGCGAACAAAGCAACTGCTGCTCGTGAGGTTTTAGATCGTTATCAAACAATGTATGAGTTGCTACCAAAGTGGATGCAACAAGGTGTTACCACTTGGAACAAAGGTGACATTGAACTTGAAAATGGTTCAAAAGTATTTACTGCTGCAACAGGTAAATCTGGTATTCGTGGTAAGTCAGTAAACATGTTGTATGTTGACGAAGCTGCGATTATTCCAAACAATGTGGCAGAAGAATTCTTTACTTCAGTTTATCCTACAATTTCTGCTGGACAAACTACTAAGATTTTACTGTCTTCAACTCCGCTGGGTTATAATCACTTCTGGAAGTTTTGGACAGATGCTGAAAAAGGTAGAAATGGATTCATTAATCTATTCATACCTTACTGGGAAATTCCAGGTCGTGATGAAACGTGGGCTGCAGAACAAAAGGCACAGCTTGGTGAACTTAAATTTACTCAAGAGGTTCTTTGTAACTTCTTGGGTTCTTCTCTTACTTTAGTTCGTGCTGATACAATTTCTAAAATGAGTCCAGATACTATCATCTATCAAAAAGATGGATTAGATGTATATGTAAATCCACAAGCTGCTCATTCTTATGTTATGGTATGTGATGTTGCAAAGGGTGTTGGTGGTGATTACTCTGCATTTCAAGTTATTGATATTACAGAAGTACCTTATAGAATGGTTGCAAAATATAGAAACAATGAAATTAGTCCATTGCTATATCCAAATATTATATACAAAATTGGTAATGACTACAATCAAGCATGGGTTTTAATAGAGATTAATAGTTCTGAGCAGGTGGCTCATATTCTCTATTCAGAAATGGAATACGAAAACCTGTTGTTTGTAACAAGACACTCTCTTGGGCAAACAGTTTCTGGTGGTTTCGGTGGTGGTAAAACCCAGCTAGGTGTAGTAACTGATAAGAAAATTAAAAGAATTGGGTGCCATAACTTTAAGGCACTCGTTGAGGAAAACAAACTTATTATAAATGACGCTGATACGATCTCCGAAATCTCGACTTTTATTGAGAAAAAAGGGTCTTATGAAGCTGACGAAGGTTATCACGATGATTTAGTAATGCCTCTAGTTCTATTTGGATGGCTAACTACTAACTCGTATTTCAAAGACCTAAATAATGTTAATCTACGAAATATTATGTACGCTAAGCAGATGCAAGCGATCGAAGAAGAATTAACACCATTCGGTTTCTATGAAGATGGAAAGCCAGAGAAGGCTCCATTAAACTTCTAGAAATCGTGTAAAAACTAAATAAAATGTAGACATGAAATTGTCTAGGTAAACTTATTAACAAGGAGAAATACAATGCCGTTTCAACTATCTCCAGGCGTTGCAGTCGTAGAAAAAGATTTCACT